GCCCATTGTAAGTACTTCAATACTTCCTAGGTTAACACGACCCTCTCCATCAATAGTAGGAGCACCATTAGTCGCACCAGCAGGGTTTTTAAAGGATATTGCAGGAATGAAGTTATATCCACTACCACTATTAGTGATAGAAAGAGTTTCGACCATTCCAGTCTCATCATTAACTGTCAGTGCCAGTTCTGCTATAGTACCATTGCTATCATTAGGAACAACGACTACAGGAATAGGTGGGTTGTATGAAGAATAACCCTGACCACCGTCAAGAAGGTTAACATCCTTAATACCACCAATTAATGACTTAGCAGTAGCGTTAATACCTTCCTTATGACTAATAGTAACCTTTGGGTTAAAGTCTAGACGATACTTACTACCACCAACTTTAGGAATAAGTGATTGTATCTGACCTAGGTCGTCAACCTGAGCAATAGCCTTGGCTCCAGACCCATATGAAGGAGCAACATATTCAACAGACCTAATATGAATAAGATCTGCAGCTCCGATGGCATTCTTAAAGACAACCTTGTCTTGGAAGACTGTAAAGTCTTCAAATGGTACTTGTAACTTGCCATTTTTGTTAATTATTAATCCTATCTCAGAAGTTGGAGTATATGAAGCTCCATCAATTCTTAATGGGTATATTTTTGTATTCTGCCACTCTTGCCAAGGTATAGTATCTGCAACTTTGATCTCTTGATCAGCATAACCAACCAAATATGTAACTCTAGTAAATTCTGAATCATCTCCACCAGTTCTGTCACGAGGTGGTTCGTTAAAGACAAGATTTAGACCATTAATACTATAATCAGTGCCAGGCACTAACATAGTGTTGTACGTAATGATAACAAGGTGCTCTGCACTAGGAGGTGCTACAGGAGTACCCAAGAAACTCATTGGGAAGACAGTTTCAACACCATCGAACAGTGGAAATGGGTTTTCTAACTGTTGCTTCTTCTTATTAAACTGTGGAAACGAAATACCTGGAGTAATGATGACATCAGGACCACGAGTTACATCCTCGTAGTAGATGACTTCATTATCGATCATTATAGATCCATTTTGAGCCTGGAATCCATTAATAGACTCAATTTCGATCTTAGGATCGCTTACACCAATATCCTTAAGTAAACTCGTTGAACTAGATAACTCTTCTGACGTATAGTTGTCAAGATCTAGGTACCTTAACAGATTGTTAAGGATATCATAAGGTCTACCAGTTTTCTCCTGAGATTTATAATACTCAAACAAGAAGTTGACAAGTTGTCTGTCTTCTTGCCGAATAAAATCAGGTAACTGACTTTCGACTCTATCAGAGACGTTGATATTCTTTGTTATCGGTGACATCTATTTAGAAACAGGATTCGCTAACAGGATACGTGAATGTATCAGTTGGATAGTCAATGATATTTAGCCCACCAAGATCACCGAAATTATAACCATTGAAATTGTTAGGATCAAAGGCTGGGATTGCGGTATCATTGATTGTATAATCAATTGGATTGACTGTTGGGCTAAAGACCGTAGGATCATCGCCAGGTGGGATCAAGATAGATCCACCAGCAGGTAATACTTGGATTGGAAGTCTTTCAGTGTCGTCTGGAGTGCCTTGGATCGCAATTGGTCCAACACAGACTTGTCCAGTCGCATAATTTACACTTCCTACAGAAGGATTGAGGACTAATTCAGTTTCATCTCTTGTAGTAACTAGAATTAGGTTTCCTGTACCATCATCTCGGATGTTTACTGGTACTAAGACCTCATTTAGCACATTTGTTGATATACCACTAGATGTTACACCAGCATTAGTCGATCCATCACTTAGAGTGAGGTTAACTAGGTCTTCTGTGTAACCAGTAGCATAGAATGTACCAGATTTGGCAACTGAGAAGGATGGTTTACAGGAAACGCCTGTATTATCACCAGTACCTCCATCTGGATTGCCAGAATACTTACTAGGGTCGTAAAGTGGGTTACCAAAATCAAGACACTGGGTGAATACGTTCCCAAATGTGAATTTATCAAGGTTTTTACCCAAGGTCATCTGTGTTACGTTACCAGATATGGCAGTATCACTGTTATCGACCATCGATCCAAATTTAGATCCGTCCAAACGACCACCGAATCTATTGTTTTGACCATTTTTGTTAAATTGATCAATTGCTTGTAAAATCTTAGTACCAAGTTGTGCTCCAGTAAGTGCAGTATCGTTTCCGTTGTAGTAAACGTAAGATTTTGGAATAATGTAGAAACTTGTTGGGTCAATGATGACTGGTTCAACAGAAGCAACCGAATATTTCTTTAAATCGTTTTTGATCTTCTGTTTTGTAGTCGCATTTAACTTATTTCCTGTTTTTGGTCTAATTGCAACATAGACTTTTCCATAAACAGGTGGATTTAACTTCTCACCTCCATATGCAGTTACAGATGCTGCCTGTGGATAGATCTCTGAGACAATATGCTCATAATCTGTCTCTGTGACTGCCCTGTTTTGGGTTGCATACGCTCTAGGTGCTCTAAACTTGACTGAAAGTCCTGTTTCACGGTCTTCACCGTCTTGAGCAGCGTCTTTTGTACTAACTTGTAACGCAGCAGGTGGTATTACCCTTCCATCAGAGTCAACTATGTTACCAATGTAGTCAAAATTCTTACATCCGTTAGCTTCAACACCATTTGTGCTTACATAAGTGATAGTAAGGTATTCACCATCGACTAATTTACGTCCAATTGACCCATCACCGAAGACTAGACGATATCTAAGGTCATCTGTCTCTTCCAAATAGTAAATTCTGGTGTTAGCATCAGCAGCAGTGACGTTTGCAGCAAGATTATAGGTGTCAGTTTCAGAAGATTGAGCATTTGGAGAGATATCTACCACCAAAAGACTCGTATCTACGTTTTCACCAGGTATAACGAAGTCCTGACGTGTAGTATAGTCAACTGTATAGTTGTATCTTAGTAAATTACCTTGATATACAAGCACATTATCGAAACTTGCTATACCAGTAGCACTATCAACAGCAACTTGGATGTCTTGAGTCAGTGTAAAGGTGAAATTATCGTTATCATTGTTAGCAACAAAGACATCACCCTTCCTTAAAGTAGCAAATTCTGGATAAGTGGTACCATTTAGACCAATTGTAGTCTGTGCAGCGATTGCTAGACACGCCCTAGATGCTTTAATAGACCTTGGAGTGTAATTTAACTGCTTTGCTATCCTTACAATGTTGTCTCTAACAGTCGCTGTCTCAAGAAACGCCTCATTTAACGCCATGTTAGCGTTGAATGCAGTATAATATGTGTTATAAGCAAGTACGTCAATCAAATATGATGATGTAGATCCCTCAAAATCATAGTCCGTGAACTCTTTTCGAGTACGAAGGTACGATTTGATAGATTCTTTGATCTCAAAGAAGTCTAACGACGTTAATTGTGAAGGAATTGCTGACATTTTATGCTCTCTCTAGGAGAAAATCTACTGACTGTTGGACTTCCTGTCCTACTATGGTATACTCTATGGCAACTTGGATAGAATTAATGTCTGAATCGTCTCTTAAATCTATTGAAGTTACCTCAATACGAGGTTCAAGTCTTTGAAGACAGTTATAAATTTCACCTTTCATGGAATCAACACTAAATGGATCCCATGGTTCAAATAATAGCTCTCTAACACGAGATCCTATCTCATCTTGAAAAGGTCTCTCACCATACATGGTGCAAATTAGGTTACGTACAGACTGTTTAATCGCATTTTCATTTCTAACCACGCCAAAATCGCCAGTAGAGGGATTGGAGTTAAGCGAAATCGCCAAATCCTTGAATCCTCTACTGACGTACTTCTCAGATCTGAATCTGTAGCTTGCCATTCTTGTCCTAATTTGAGATATTTATCTCAATAAACCCTATTATCTTTTATTTATAGGGTTTCCCGACTATTTTCCTTGACCCCTGTATCTTTTCCTTCTTGCATTACGAGAAGTAGCACTCAATTTAGTGTTTTTTGAGTTTCCTTGCCTCGTTTTCTTCGCTGGAGGAGATTGATAGTCACCGTTGGTGGTGTATAATGCCATTTTTATTGGATAAACTACTATGATGATAGCACAGTTGCATGCCCCCATGCAACCACAGATGAACAAGGGTAACTAAACCCTGGCATTCCGACTCCTAGAGGGTCTAGGATACGTGCAATAGGTAATTTCAAAGCATATACGGTTAAAGTCGTTGCCATAACAATTCTTATATGTCCGATACCTCCTGAATCCTCAATTGTAAGGGTGCTACAAGGGATTGGAGTGGGCGTTGGACACATCGCCTTACCACAAGGACACATGTAAACAATTATATTAGTACATGCTGCTATATGTGGTGTGAAGGTATCTCCCAAAAGCATGATGGGGATACGATTTACCAGCACAGTTGCCCTTAAAGGGGTAACTGGGAAGATAGGTATCATCGGTGTAGGAGGCCACCAACAGGTAAACTCCTTAATTACAATAGAATATGGTATCGGTGGACTACCACAAGACTGTACAGAGTGAATTGTAGACGGTAAACATAGTCCATGACCACTACAAGGTAGTCCATTCAATGATGCAACTGGTTTTAGAAACCCAAATGCCATTATTGTATACCTCTCTCCTTCTCATTTACTTCAGTTCCAGCAGTCCATGACTGATCCTGACTACATTCATCGAAATATGGGTTACCATAATTGCTGATTGCTCTATCTAGAGCCATAATACCACCTGTCAAATAGTTTCTAACAGTCATAACACCGTTATATGCACCTAAGTGCATCACTTTACCATCCTTTGTAACACGCATCCTCTTAGGATTTATAGCAATAGAGGCATCCATACACTTATCAAGTGCTGCACAAGAGTCATATAGCTCTGGTGTATTACAATAAGTGTTACCTGATAGAGGATTCCCCGCATTATCATAGCCGCAATAGACTTGCAAAGGTCCATCACTTGCCGTCACACCACGCACGTAGGTGTCCCAACACTCATTCGGGGGTACTCCATTGGTACAACTAGCAACTGTTAGAGCAGTATAGTCAACAGAGTGCGGTGTACCTGCTGGATCCCCTTCTGTAGGGTGACCCAACCATGTCTGTACTGCTGCACTACTGGTAATATTCTGACCAGCCCACATTTGTAATTGTTCCAATTCTGTGTAACTAGATCTATTGTAGTCATAGGTATTCTCATCTAACCCCACTGGTACAAATACAATGTCTGCACTGTTACCAGGGTCACGGTAACATCTACCTTGAATAGATCCACGTCGGCAATTCCATG